GTCAATCTTCGCTTCTTGATTAGAGAACTTTTCTCCTCCGACAAGGATATTATTAAGACCAAGATTAATGTCGTTATTAACTGTTTCATATTTTTTAGGATCTAGCAAATCAGCGATCTTAGGAACTACGAATTCAGCTTTTGTAGTATAATCAGCAATAAGAACGCGCCCAACAGATTCATTTTCAAATAACTTTTGCATCGACTCAAGATTCTTTTGATTGATGCCGCCCTTTTCAGGTTCAGCACCCATCGTGACTAACAAAATGGCTTGCTGCATTGTGCGAGCAATAGCCATATCCATTTTCTTTAACTCAGCTTTGAAGTTAATATCTTCAAGAACTGGATATCCCATTGGAACGGCAAAAGGCTCGTAATCTTGCTTTTTATAAAATACAGACTTAAATCTTTCTGGATTAAGAGAAATTCTTAGTGAACCAATCTTAGAAGTCTTGATAAGGTGTTGAGTATTAGCATCAAAACTATCAAAAATTTGTTGATCTTCTTCTGTAGTAATAACTCTCAATCTGCTCAACTCATATTCGCTAAGAACTTTATAATATTGACCAGTTAAATATGAAGTTCCGCTAGAAAATTGAATGTCTACAGGATTAATAATAACATAACGAACTGGAATCTTTACGCCAGAAAGATTTAGTGGACCTCTTCCCAATAATTGAACTAATCTATTTGTATCTTCTTCTTGAATAACTCCTTCGAAACGATAAACGAATACATTTCCAGAACGATAATATTCTCTGAAAAATCTATCTTGAAAACTCCAAAGATTAATCTTTTTAAATAACGCTTCGAAGAAATCTCGCGACTTTTTTGTGCCTCCTTGGAAGTATAAATTGCTAACAGAAAATTCTGTCATTAAATCTATAACGTTTCTAAATTGAGCAAAATTATAATAAGCTTTTTGGCACAAAATAGTAGCGTCTTTAATGTCAATTGTGCTTCTATCTGCAAAATTAGTACGAGTATATTTAAATGGCATCAAGCCATCATCAATATTCTTAAACTTATCTGTTCTTTCTATAGATCCAGCCTTGTTTCTTCTCATGCTTGTATTAGAAGAAGCTGTTGAAACCATCAAAGGCTCTGTTTCTTGAGATTTAAGTTTTGATTTCATTTTATCTTATAGCGAGAACATTATATGTTACACCTGATATAGTTATTTGTTGAATATACAATTGTCCGCTTGGAACGGAGCCTGTACTTGGAATAGCTCCAAATGCTTGAGTAAAAAATCCTGTTTCAATGTTAAATTTAGCGCCACTCTTAATAGTAAAATCAGAATCTTTATATAAAGTTTCTTTTGAGCCACTCTTTATTTCTAAAAATGAGCCGCTATTTAAATTAATATATGATTGATTGTAATCTGAAACGCCACTCAGTTGAGCTACATCAGCATCTGATAATTGAAGAGAATTTGCTCTAAGTATTAAATCATTGCTAACTCCAGATATAAAAACATCATTATAGAAAAATGATTGTCCATTGTTGGTTAATGATGCGCTGGTTGAAATTCCTAAAGAAGAAGTCACTTGAAGTGACGCTCCAGTTGTATTTCCTAATAAAGAAACATCTCCTGAAAAAGTTGTCTTTGTAGCAAATGCTTGACCAGTTCCGCTAAATATTATATTACCACTATTAAATGATACTCCGCTGTTAAAGTTTGTTATTCCTGAAAAATAATTTGTTCCTGCGTAATAATTACTTCCAGAGAAATTAGCATTTCCAGAAAAAATATTATTTCCAATTAAATATGTATTTGTAGTTCCACCTGCGCTTGTTCCAAGGCGAACGTCACCTAAAGATTGGAAATTTCCACTAAAAACGGTATTAACAACCCCAACACTTAATGTATCAGTTACAATTATTGGATCATTAAATGTAGATGAGGAATTAAATGTAGCGGCAGCATCAAATCTAGAAGTTCCAGAAAATCCAGCAGCACCAGATACAGTGAATGTATCTTCCATTATAACTGGATTATCAAAAGAAACATCTCCATCGAATCTGGATGTTCCAGTTATATTTAAAGTTCCTAGTCCAGTGTTATTTCCAGATACTAATAATCCAGAAGCAATTTGAAAATTTTCTCTAGCGTAAGAAGTATCTTTTAAATCAGTCGCGCCGCTTACCGTAAGAGAGTTATTGAAAACAGAAGGCTTGGAAGTATAAACTGTTGCGCCTGTGTTCGATACACCTAAAGCTCCAGTAATATAACTCCCAATCTCGCCAGACTTAATCTGCTTTAAACCTATAAGACTTTGCGGCATTTTTATTAATTACACCTTTTTATATCATTCTTGGCGAAAAAGTAGATACTTCTTTTACTTTTGAAGAAGCTTCTAACTCAAAATAGAACTTTGTCGCCCAATTTGCTAACATTAATGTAGTATAATTATCTTTTCTAGCTCTATTAGGAGACATGTCTCTTTTTAAATGTTGAGGTAGATCAAAGGATTGAGATCCTTTGGCAGAAGATTTTACTTCTATTAACGCGCATTGCTTTTTCGTCTGATATATAATATTATCTTGGAATTCAATGAAATCTAAAATAGATTCATGCCCGACATTATCTAAATTAACATGACAAGAACTTTGTATATCAAAAGCTTCATTATTAGCAGAAGTTCTAGATGCAAACCAAACTTTTTTATGATCAATACAAGCTTGTAAATAATTATTTGCTTTACGAATGAAATCAGTAGTGAAATTTTGTTTAAAACAAATATGTCCTTTTTCTAAAGTATATTCTCTTGCGGCTTTGCGCGTCATATTTATATATTCATTTCCCTCAAGAGATGTATCAGCTTCAAAGAATCCTAAATTGATATTAGACTTCTTGAATAATTCACTTTCTCTTGCGCTATCAATAAACTGATAACCAGCATTATCAATACATATCATGACTATATTAAAACTAGTCATCAAATAATGAAGATAAGTTATATGAGCTTTTAAATTACCACCAGCGACAGCATAACCATGAACCAGAGTTCCTTGTTTACGTTCTTCATCTAATTCAAAAACGGACATAGCAAAATAGTCAGAACTTGGACTGTTAGAAAAGCTTGGATCAATTCCTAGAATATATTTGGTATTAGATTTTCCTTTGATTAATGTATATGGAGCTTCTCCATCAGGAATAGTACATTCATGCATCTTTTTTGCACTAAAATATCCATCACTGCCATCAGTAAATTGAGCGCAATATTCCCGTAAGAATGAACTGTGAGAAGTGCCGCCATTTTGAGCTTCTTCAATGACGGTATTATCAATCATGTGAGTTGGCAAAGCTTCATAACTCATTTGAGCTATGAAATAAGTGGCATCGCCTTTTTCATTTGAATAAATTCTATCGTTCCACTCTTTATAAGTTTTATACAAGTTCTCGAAAGTAAAAGACGCAGAAGATAAAGCTATCATCTTAGAAGTATTTGGAAAGACCATTCTTTCCGCTTCAGTCATATGACCATCTTTAATCAATTTGTCTTCAATTTCTCTAATTTCCATACGCTCTTTCATGTTTTGAGGAGCGACAAGGAATGGCATCAATACATTTTTAATAATATCTTCAGGTAATAGAAGATACTCATCTAGTAATAGAATATTGGCGCGAAAACCACGAATCTTTTCTCCATTGAGAGGGATGGCTGTAATAGAACCTCCATTAATTTGCCATTCATATTGATCGTTTCGTTTAGCTTTCACGCCGAAAGCTTGTTGAAGAAGTTCGCCGCCTTTTGAATCGACAATCTTCTCTAAATAATTAAAAATAAAACGCGCAGTTCTAAATGTAGGACCAGCAATTAGAATTTTTGTATTTGGTTCAAATACGCATTGTAAAAAACAGAATACACCACCAAGGAATGTCTTACCACAACCACGACCAAGAACATTCATGCAGAAATTACGATTCATCATTCCTTTGAGAATCATTTCTTGATATGGAGCAAGTTTTATTCCTGAAAGTAATTCAGTCGTAAATCCTACGTTATTTCTTAGAAACTTGGCGAGAGTAATACGAGCTTCTTTATCATCAAGTTCTCCTTTAAGAAGCTTATACTCTTCATTTAAATCAGGAAAATCTGATTTATATTTATCTGGGCAGTAAATCATAACTTCTGTATATCATATAATAGCTGAAGATCGTAATTTAATGATATATCTTTATTGATGAATATCTTTTCTATTACTCTTACGCATTCTTCTCTACCATCTACAAATAAAAACTGCACGTTCTTATATGTAGTCATTAATGTTCTGACTTTATGAAATATAAAATCAGGATTGACTTTTGTATTTCTAGCTATATATGGAAGATAATTAAATCTCAGACACGTTGCCAAATCATTCTCAACCACCACAACAATAGAACTATTATTCTCGGCGGCTCTTTCTATCTCCCGGCAAAATCTATCGTATCCTGCGGCCAAAGTTCCAATAAAATCTTTAAGCGACTTTCTTTCGATAAATGTATTTCCAGAAACTTCTAAATTCTCGAAACAATAATCTCCAAAGTCTAATTTCTTTACTTGAGTTAATCTAGAAAACTCCAAAGGCTTTTGCTCTCTTGTATCTACATATATACAATAATCGTCAACTACAGAATCAATTAAAACTAGATCTTTTGGATTTAAAAACTTCTTTTCAAAGCCGTTATTATCGCAGTAATCATAATAATCGCCAATAACAGTTTCTAAAAAGTTAATGCTAGGAATTCCAGAAGACTTTAATTCTACTTGAGAGAATGGATATATAGACTTTTTCTTTTCTTGACGTTTTTGCAACAAGCCTTTGCAATAATCTCCAACTATTTTAGGATCAGAAGACTTCGCCCATTTCTTAAAGTTTATTTTTGAATTAAAATCAGACTCGAAATACTGATCTTTATTCTTAAATTCAATAAGTTCACCAGTCAGCAAATCCTTGCGAGGATAATAATGCTGATAATAATCTGATACTGAAATTTTATGAGATTTTAAATGAGCATGTAAACTTTTATCATTATCAAAATCTTTATTACAGAACTTACAATTAACCATTCAATATCTCCTGTTTAGAAATACCTAATATGCGGCATTTTAATTCATCCATGCCTTCTAGCTTCGTAATTTCTTCGTCCAAAGTTCTCTTTCTCATTTCAGCGAGTTTGAGCATCTTCATTCTTGATTCTTCTTCTTTCCAAGCTTGAATAAGATTAACAATACTAGCGTTTTGCTTTATCTGACTGCCTAATCTATCGGCGCGTTTAGTTTTTAGGTCATTAACAAGTTTCTGCTGACGACTAACGCATTGATTATATTCTTGCTGCGCTGTATTTATAGACTCAACAAGACCCATTGAAATTCTAGCGTCATTATCTGCGGCTCCTTCCAATAATCTCTGCAACTTTTCTACTCTTCTCTGAATACTAGAAGCAATAACAACTTCTGAAGACAATATGATATATTGATCTACTTCTTCTTCTGTAAGATCATTCTTGTCGTATGTATAACGAACGAAAGAGCTTTCAAAAAGATCTCTATCAATATTACTATCATAAGAATTAATTTGATGTACGAATCTATAAGTATTGATATACTTTAATAAACATTCTAGATCTTTCTTGTGTCTAGAGTTTAGAGTTTCGCGCTTTAAATTCAAGTCATATACATATCTGTTGACTTTATTAATCGCTTTATCTAAAGAACGAGGAGAAACATAATCTTCTTGAGCTATTTCTTCTTGCTCTTTATAAATCTCTTCAGGAAGAATGTTTTCAGAAATAAATTTGGCGACAATTCTAGTTTCATTGTTCAAATTAGACAATGTAGGATTATCAAATATGATTCGCGTTATTTCTAACGCCTTCATTGTTTTGGCATTATTTAAAATGAACTGTTTGTTTTCGTCGCTTAAATCGGGCGCTTTTTTTGATTTATATTCATGAGTACCTCTAGCTTTTAAACTTCTTTTTGCTAGAAATGCTTGAACATATTTACCTTCTTTACAACGACCATCTAAATCTGGCTGATTTGGATATGCTAATCTTATTAACTCTATCAGTGAAGGAGGATCATCGGGGCGATTATTCCATTCGTTAACGATAATGTTCTGTTGTTCTTCATTTAACATATTAATAAACGTCTATTCCGCCGTTATGGATATTTATCTTTATCTTTTTGATAATAGCTTTTTGCATGTTCTTTATCTGCTTATATCCAGGATTTCTATTTTCTTCTGTACTCTTATATCCCATCTTTTTAGCCGCTTGCTTTTCTGTCATTTTCTTTATATACAACATTTCATACAACTTCCATTCTAAAGGCTTCAAAAACTTTTTCATTTTCTGATCTAAGTCTAATTTAAACTTATC